GGTCAAGGTGGATGAAACAAGATAGCCATAGGTTAGGTTACCCTAACAAAACATCTTATTTTTCAACAGGAGGAGAGTCTACAGCAGAAGTGTTTGAGGATATGGTATCTGAATCTGATATGGATAATGTTAAGATTGTAGACTCTATTATAGACGACTTACCAAAGCAACAAAAACAAGCTATTAACTATCGCTTTCTAGGGGGCAACAAGCCTATGTATTATGAAAGAGATTTGGAGTTAGCTATAGACAATCTTTTAACTATCGCTGGGAGAAAGATATATGCTTAATTTAATTTTAGATATTAATAGTAGCCAGTTACAAAAAGCTAAAGAAGAACAGATTAAGTTTGATAAACAAAAGACACATGACAAGTTTAAATGTAAAACAAATTACATAGGATATTTAGGTGAGCTTGTATTTAATGAATATTTAAAAACAACTCCGTACAAGTTTGAATGGATTTGCTACACAAAAAAAGGATGGGACAGTCCTGACTTTATAATTAATGGTAAAAGTGTAGATTTAAAAACTACATTTAGTGACTCTATGTGGATTCAGGATGAAAAGTTTGACACTTATATATATGCACAAATAAGCAAAGATGAAAGTCAGATGGAAATTAAAGGTTGGTTAAGTAAAAAAGATATATCTGATATGAAGCGTAATGATATATGTGCCACAGTAAAAAGAGGCAATAGAATAGATTATGTGTTTAAACAGTCTTTAATGAAAGAATTTAAGGTAGGGCTACCCCTTAACCAATCAATTTAAAGCTCACCACGAGCCTCTGGCGAAGCCAAAACAAAGCGTTTAAACAATAAGTAGTAAGAATATGAAGTATATTAACAGCAATACCAAAATAACTGTTGCTAAAGATGCCAATGTATTTAATAGGTTTTTTGTTTTACGAGTCATATTCAGTTGCGTTTAAATGTATAGAATCAACAATCATTTCAACACTAGAGCCATCATCTAAAAATATAGTCATTGTGTTTTCACCATAAACAATATCAATATCATCTATCGTTTTGTCCATCATGTGCTTGGCTATAAGTAATATATCCATCATTGAGAGTATATCATTGTCCCTTTTTTGTTAATGATTAACGCTTTTTTCCTAGCACTCTTTCCATTTTCTGGAAAAGCGATATGAACCCATTTATCAAACTCCAAAATAATCTGGTCATACAGAATATCAGACCTAAAAATAGCATCCACAATGTCATCAGGGTCACCGAACTTCGGGCAAGTAAAGTCAACAGCCAATCCTTTAATGTGAGCCGAAGTTGGTTTAGAGCCGAGTAATGTATTAAGCTCCAAACAACGATAGCCACTGCTAATAAGTATAGGATTATTATTAAGTAGTTCTCTAACATTTTCCATGCTCCATGCTGTTATTAATAGATTGTCTAACACTTCATCAGATGGTGTGTTATCTATATCTTTTCTTGTTGCTGTTTCGCTAAAGGTTAATTCTTCTATACTAAAATGAGGTGATGCCTTTATCATTTAGTTAGACCTTTTATTTTTTCTAGTGTCCTTAATCCAGCAATTCCAAGCATAGCAAATACAAGCTCAAGTAGTATTTCTGAATCTATAGTAGGTAATGTTTGTGCTGTTCCATCTAAATGGTCTATCCATGTAGCTAAAGGATGACCAATAAACAACCAAAATACACCTAATGCACAAGACCATCCGATTGCAGGTCGCCATCCAGCAACAAATAAATTTTGATGTGATGCTTCTACTTTATTAATTTCTGTTTGTGCTAGTAATATTTTGTTAGCGTTGTCAGTAAGAGACTTTTCTATTTCTCTCTTTGCTTTAGCGTTAGCGTTTTTATCAGGAACAACTTTATCAATAACATTTCCAATTAAAGGTAGTAATGCTTGTATCATGATTCAATCCATCCATATAATAAACAAAGTGCAATAGGTGTAATAGGTAGTATTGCTATTATTGCAAATGTAACAGCTATTGGTTTTGTTAATAATTTTTTTAATTTATCCATTGTTTAAACAGTATAGTTACTAATGATGATATAAATGCAGCGATTGCCATACCTGCCCAAAAACCGCCTTTACCTTGATTAGCTAGTGCTAACATTGCTTTCATATCTCTTGAAAGTTCATCTTGGCTTTTCTGTAATTGCTCTATCTGCTCTTTCATTCTTCCAAATTCTTGTAGGTTAATATCAGGCATTATCTTCCACCCCCAATAATATCTATTGTAGTATATTTATTATCATCATCTAACAGTGGAGAGTATTGTGCTTTAGTTGAATCTAATAAGCTAGGAATAAATGCACTTGCTCCCACACCTTTTCTACTTGCTAAAGCATTTAACATACCACTACCTGTAGGCATATAATTTCCAGAGCTTAATTTTCTTTGTGAATTTTTACTTAATAATAAATTAGGAATAGCTTTTTCTGCTCCTAATAATAAAGGAATACCATATCCGCCTGAAGCAAACCCAACACTACCATATTTTGCAGTTTGAAGAAGCCCATCTTTAAGCAAATCATATTTGGATGATTTACCAGCAGGTTTAACTACATCTCCATATTCTTCAACAAAGTCCATAATTATTTTACCTTCATCTTTTACTGGGGCTTTGTTTCTTGTGTTTTTTTTGTAAAAGTCTACAGCATCTAAATTGCCTTTTTTAACAGAACTTTCTACATTAAATGCTCTAGCAAAACCTTGTTTAGCTTCTTGTAAGTTACCAATTATTTCTTTGTCACCATATTTTTTAGCCACAAAATCAAGCTCTGCTTCTGCTTTGTCTAATCGTGCTTTTTCTTTTTCTATTTTTTTGTAATTAATATCCTGTCCATCTCTAACAGCTTTTTTTCTAGCAGTTCTCCAAGCATCTGCATAATCTAATTTTATTTTTTTTATATCTTTTAGTATTTCTGCTCCACTTCTAGAATAAACAGTTTTAGTTTTAGATGGTGGTGGGGTTACTGTTTTCATAATTGGGTTACCACTTCCATCAAGAAGCCCCGTATCTATTTCTTCTGGTTTACCTTTTGTAGTTTTACTTTTTTGCAAAACAACAGGTTTATAAGATTTAATAGTATCATATGTACTTTTGTATTTGTTTGCAACGAAATCTACCATTTTTGTTAATGGAGTTGTTTCTGGTATATCCATAATAGGATTACCATTTTTATCTTTTCCACCTACAAACTTTCTAGCGTTTTTGTCAAATATTTTTTGATTAATTTTTATAGCGTTGGCTTTTGTGTTGCCTAATAATGATTCTGCTGTCTTTCTAATTCTTCCTGCTTGTTTAGTAGAGCTAGGAGGAACAACAAATCCTTCTTCAGTAAATTTTGATAATGTAGCATCTACATCAGCCATTTGAGATTGTTTTACATCTGCTTTAGATTTTATCTTATCAAAAAGCATACCTGTTGGTTTAGTAATAATTTGTGTTGGGTCTATAGCACTACTAACTTTATTTCCTACCTCTCCTAGTTTTTGAAGTTTAGAAGAATACTGTTGTGCTTTTAATGGGGCAGTTATACCACGACCTAAAACACTTAAATCTAGTAAACTAGTAATAGGTTTTTCAGCTAACCTTTTCTTTATACCACCTTCTGTAGTAAGCTCACTAAATTCGTCTGCAATAATACCCCTATACTTACGATACTTTTCCATTTTTTGAGGGTCAGCGTATTTAGATAAACCTAATTCATCTACTAATTTAGACATACCTGCTGAACCTAAATCTATTATGCCTTCCATAGTTTTTACAGGGGAAGTAACGGCTTGAACTGCTCCTGCACCAAGATTATAAAGGTCACTACCAATGTTTCCAAAAGCAGCACTAGCTACCTCTCCTGCTGTTGAGTCAGCAGTAATTTCATCTTTTTGTTTAGATAATCCTGTAGCTTGTCTTGCTTCTTCTTCTGTAGGCATGTGGTCACCTATAAGCTCAAAAGTTCTACCATCTAAAGTAACTTTATATTTTGCCATAATATTCCTATTCAAAAATTTCTGTAGCTGTGAATGATGATTGAGCAGGTAGATTGTTTCCTAAACCTATATCCATATTCATTATTTCACTTCTTTGTTTTTGCAATGCCTCTTTAAAGGTAGCTGGAAAAATATGTCCTACATTAGCATCTTGTAGAGAACCGCCTAAATCATAATTGTTGTAATATTCTTCACCAAAATTCATCAAATACTTTTCTGATTGTTTTGTTACCATATCTTCACCCATTCTATGTAGCAAGAGCATTTCTTTATATAAGGCTTGAGGTGAGCTAGTGTTTTGTAATGCAGCAGCGGCATTAATAAACATCTGAACTTCTCTGTCAGAGACATTACCTACAGCACCACCAGTGCTGTTGTTATTTCTCATTTCTTGAATTTGTTTAATAAATTCTTTATTTTGAATTAAGGACAAAAGATTAGCTGCATCTTGACCATCTGTTTGAAAACCATATTTACCTGCTTTTACGTTAATCATTAACCTTCCCATACCACTTTGCATATCCTTTACAGCTTCTGGGTTAGCCATTAATCTTCTAATAACTTTATTACTTCTTGCAACTGTGTCCATCATATAAGCAGCAGCTTTCCCACTATCATTACCATTTTTTTCAAAATCTTTCATTTTTAACATTACATTATCTGCATTTAATCTTGGGTCTAATGCTTTTTGTTGTTGTTTTCCTAGTTTGTCCCATTGCTCTGGGGTGTATTTGTCTCCATAATAATCTACATACCCACCAATTTCTTTGCCATTTACTTTAACAGCAGGATAGCCTTCTTCTGGGGGAAATGTACGGCTTCTATAAGGAGAGTTGTTTAAACCTGTTTGTTTTCCTTGTTCTGATAAAGTTTTGTTACTTCCATCTTTTTGTTGTTTTGTATACATACCTAATTTTTGTGATAGAGTTTTTTGTTCTTTAGGTATGTAATTAGCATCTTCAAGTCGTTTGCTTTGTTCAGAAGCATTATGAGTTGCAACCACCTCATCACTAGGAGTATTAATTAAATCTAAAAAAGCATTATTTTGAAACTCACTATTTTTAGTAGGGTCTTTAATATCCATACCTAATGCTTTTGCTACATTTTCTTCAGCAACAGAAAGTTTAGTAAGCTCTCTAAATCTTGGGTCAGATTTTCTTTGGTCTGCATCAAATGCTTTTGGGTCAACTGCATATTGTTGTAATAAATCTAAATCTCCCCTTTCTTCTAATTCTCTAAATTTACTTTCAATTGCTTTCTCACGAAGCGTTCCTAGTCTAAAGGTTGTTCCAGCAGCTCCTGTTTCGTATGCTAGTTTTTTTGATTTTATAGGAGCATCAGAAAGTTTGTATTGATTTAACATAATATCTTGTTGCAACTTATTTAAATCTAAAGAGTTTTTGTTAAATTTTTGTTGGTTAAACAGGTTTGTAACAGCATCATTAATACCTTTTGTTCTTCCTGCTTTAGCACCAGTAAGTGATGAAATCACCTTTTGACCAGTTGTTTTATCTTTGTAAAGAGAGTCAAAATATCCTTGACCTAATCCTAACAATGTATTTACATTTAAAGAACTTTGATAGTTAGGGTCATTAATAAGACCTTTAAAGGGCTGATTAGTCGTTCCCAATGCCTTGTCTATCATTGTATTGTAATCAAAATCTAGCAATGAATCTGCCATGTTACGCTCTCCTTATGTTCAGTATTCTATTTTTACTTGGATTATATGCTTGTTGTGCAACTCTACCTACTGATTGAGTGACTTGTTGTGGACTAGCACTGCTACTACCACCTAATGCTGTCATACCTAATGCAGCTAATGCTATTGGATTTTCTTGAGCAAAACCCATTACACTATCAAATGCTTTTTCATATAAAGGTTGTTGACCTTCAAACCCACCTTGAGCTTCAGCTATTTCTGTTGGAGAAGATTTTTGAATGTCTGCAAAATTAGGATTTACTGCTCCTGTATATAAAGGAGCTTCTTCAACTTGCGGTATTGAATTGTATTGAGGGGCAACAGCTTGACCAGTTAAGGGGTCTTTAATAGCATTATTTGTATCTAAACCCAAACTAGGATTAGGAATACTGCTATCCATTCCACTAAACACTGGCATATCTACTTGTGTTATAGATTGACCTAAAGTATCTGGGGTAGCATAAGGGCTAAAGCCTTGACCTGTTACACCACCAGTTACATTTTGTAAATTATTTGAAACTACAGCATCTGTTCCAATTAAACCACCTGTGCCTACAGCAGTGCCTGTACCACCCATAAGCCCTGCACCTGCATTTAGAGAGTTAGTACCTGTATTTGCTAATGCACCAGAGCCTAAATCAAATCCCATTCCATCAAAACCAAATCCAGAGCCAATTCCATCTGCACCACCAAACATACCACCACTAACACCACCAATAGCGGCTGCTTTTAGAGGGTCTCTACCTTGAGCTAAAGCTAATGCTGCACCTATTCCCATTCCTGCTAATACTGGAGCACCCATTACTTACCTCCTCCACCTGATGAAGTTGTAGTTTGCTGTATAGGTGCTGGTGCACCATAAGCTGCTGATAGATAACTTTCTAATTTACTGTATGGTTTGTTTTGTTCAAACTCAAACCTACTAATATCTGCATTTAAAGCATCTTTAGCATACTGTTCTTGTGTTTGACCAATTTTAGCTAGTTGATTTATGTCTGAATAATCTGCCATAGCCATTTGTGGAGCTGATGCAATAGCTGCATCTTGTCTAGCTCTTTCTGCACCAAAGTTACTGTAAGCTAATTCTGCTGCTCTGTTAGTTAAAGAGTTTGCTAGGTTTTCAGTTGCTTGTGATTCCATTTCGCCCATAGCACCTGAACCATATCTACCAGAAGCTGCTGTTCTGCTACCAATGTCTCTAATAGCTTTGTTAAATTCATTGACAGCAGGTTTAGCTGCACTTGCCATCATTGCAGAAAAATATGGATTACCTGCTGATAGTCTGTCACCACTAATTGTGCTTAACTGTTGTGCTTGAGCTGCTGGTACTAATGGACTACCAGTTCTTGCTCTATCACCTGCTAAACCTAATGCTTCTGTTGTAGTTGCTGATGCTGGAACATAAGTTGCATCTGGGTAATATTCTGGGGAAGCATCTTTATAAAGATTTTGTGCTTCATCTAAACCATAAGTTATGTATGGCAAGATTGCAGGGTCAATATTTTGATTAGTAGTTTGTGTTTGACCACCACCACCACCTTTGTATTCACGCAATCCAGTAACAGGGTTAATAGTACCTGAACCACCATGTGCTTTTAAAAGATTAGCTTCCCATGTATTAACATGAGCTAATTCAGTATCTCCCTCTCTACCTAGTTTGCCTAAATCTTTTGCTAACCAGTTATATAACCATATTTTTAACTTAATCATTCTAGTTTCAACTCCATTAATTGATATTTTTTTTTGTAACCATATAGCCTGTTCCATAATCTAGCTATACTCTCAAATTTAGTAGACCCCTGTATTGCAGTTCCACCATTATGTTTGACCCACTGTTTAAACTGCTCAAACCCTGCTTTTGTGTTTTTACCACCTATATAAGTTATATAAGCCACTCTGTCGTTAGGATAGTTAATCCATTGAACAGTGAGTGCTACATAACACTTATCTTCTTTCATTACTAATAGTAATTGTTGCTGACCTTGTGTAACTAACAGCTTTAATTGGTCTGCTGTAAATTCGTTGTTACCTTTGTCTAAAGCTTTTTGTAACAAAGGTTCTGCAAGATACCAAAATCTTTGTACTTGATTCGTAGGCACTACATAGAGTTTCATAGAATTTATCCAACAATGATATAATCATATGTTACATCAGTATGAGATGTATTTCTATGCCCTATAACAAAACTACTTTTAGCTTTTGTCTTAATATATGTATGGTCTGATTCTGCTGCTGCATTTGCAGTTCTTGGTGATAATACAATGACTGAATCAAAACCTGCTCTTTCATTACTAACTGTAGTTTCTGTAGATGATGTTGCTAAAGTAAAAGTACCACTATTATTAGTCTTGCCATTCATAGCATTATTAACTACTTCTGCTACAGCTCTAGGGTCACCACCTTGATAGGGAAGTGTACGATACATTCTAGGCATTATCTATTGCCTTGTGGTTTTACATCTACATCTACTGCCATAGCAGTTGTCCAGTTACCTGTAGGTTGCACATTGAATCTATGATACCTACCTGCACTTCTTAAATTACATCTACCCTCTGATGTAGCAGGAACAAACGCACTAAATCCAATAGTATCATCTAACTCTCTGCGACTAGCTACAGCTACTTGTGCTGTGCCATTATCTATCTGTGGTCTTGCTAATGTAGCTACAGAGTTATAGCCAATCTCAACATCTGTTGTAATAAGTTGAGGTGTTATAGATGTTCCTGTAAAGGTTACTATTTTAGTACCTTTAGCACCTGCAAATAAAAATT